CCTTGAGCACATGCCCCGTGCAAGGAAGTCCGCACCACACCTGTAAACATCCTTATGTACTGGTGCTACCCCCCTCGTCATTGCTAGATAAAACTCCTGCATCACTGGCACCCCACTACATAGTGCTAATCCGCAGCCAGCTATGGCAGATCTCCATTCATCGAACTCTGCCTTATCTCGCATTCTCCGCAAGTTGGTTCCGTCCTTGACTCTAGACACATTATAGTCTCGGACCATCACCCACTCACCTGGTGTCACCTCGATAGGATTACTCTGACAAAACCGAACCGTCTCTAGTTCTTCAGACACCCCCTCGATGACCAACTCAAAGCCTAACCGTATGAAAAACCCCCCAATGGTCTCGCATATTAATTTTAAATATTCCCGTTCAACCACCAGACAACAGTCGTCACCATTGTTAATGAGGTGGTAGTTTGCTTCTCCTATTCCAATCTGTGTTAAATAAGCGAATAATGTCAAACACACGATGACTACATTCCCCAGACCAGTGTTTATGTCCCCAGACATACGTTTTCCCCACGTCTTGTAGGTTATCGTACCATCAGGTAGAGACATAATGCAATGATTCTCCAATTGCATTTTCAACAACCGATCCAACTCTGCATACTCTTCAGCAGAGGCTAAGCCCAACCCTTGGGCTTTCCGGAACATAGCGCGATAAACATCGTGCTCCATTATCAACGCTTCCCGTGAAACATGTTGATCGAATCGAGAGAAGTCCGTACGTATTCCAACTGGGTCGCGGAACCGCCCCCAAGCTCGGTGAATTGCATCACCTTGCTCTGTGGCATTCAGTCCCTTCATGATTGTGGGTATTCCATGACCACCAACGTCGTAGAGACTATTGATTGCTTGGAAAACCCTATGCTCATTACGTTTGAGGAACCTAGCCATATGGCAGTTGTAGCGAACATCCCTTGGGTGGATGACGCGTGGATCCTTAGTCGATAACGCCGCCGGCTTAATCAGCGTTTCGACACCCGCAGTCACTACCAGTTTCTCCCGTTTAACGAACGATCGTACAAGGGAGTCTTTGTTGCAAAGGGGGGTTGTGCATAATGACGAGTATGCCCGGTCGTACTGATCACGTTTGTTTCCCTTGTACATGGAGGATACATCCTCCAGAGGTACAGGGGCGCGCACGCGAACCATACTACCTAGCTTCCGCGATAGAGAGCGAAACTGGTCAAATGCCCCCAACTGTGGTTCAGGACAAATAAGATAATTACCAGGATTGTTGGCGTCTTTCACACTGAAGACCCTGGTCATTACTGCACGCAATCCGTTATTTACAGTATTATCGTGGACTACGACTTGAGCCGGAGGCATCAATTGATCGTAGGTTGTGTGAGTGTTTGGCAATCGATCTACTTTACAGTTAAACGTAGTTCTGGGCAAGCAGATTGGCTTGCCTCCGCGCAATTGACCAGCAAAAACATTGGGGTCAATCTTGATCACGGGGCATGCGAACCCAGTACGTTTAACTAGACCTCCCTAACAGGACGGGGGGTCCTGACGATAGGGCCGTGGGGCCGTCTCATCAGCAAAGTAGCGCACATGCGACGCCACTTCCGCGACCATCTGGGCTTTGATAGCAGATGGGCTCGGGTATGTTGAGAATTGTATAGCCTTCTCGATAGCTTCAGCTTTAAGTCCTTCTCCACCGCAGATAACACCGCGGGCAAGGTTCAGGACGTATCGTCGAACTGCTTGGTGGTTCGCATTAGTATTGCGGGCCATTCCAAACGTGGACTGTATTTGATGTATTAACCAACGAGTCAGGCGATTAGGTGCCATGACAGGTTCGGTCTTAAGTTTCTTGAGCATCGTACCTGGTGCAGGTGTCAACTCCATTTTATATTGGAGATCTCCACCCACAACGGGACCAACTCTGCGAGCCGCGTTCCTCGGGACATACACTGGAGGGTCCTGAGCGGGCAGCTGTACATCGTGCACTTGATAAACATCATCCTGGTTTACATCCTCCAATTGGTTGGCATAGATGTTGTTGTATTCCTGGATGAATCGATCCACCCGAGCTGCTTGATCTCTCGTCATCCTCCGTCGACGATACAAATACAACGCAGCCAAGGCAGTCGTGGAAGCAGCGACAACGCTCCACGAAAATTTCCGGCACCCTACAAGCCCAATGCTTGCTGCAACTCCAACAGTCGCGGTGCTGACAACCTCGATTCGGTC